GGGAGAGGCGGTTAGTGTGGGTCTTAGTTGGGACCATTTTGAAGGAGTTGACAACGCTGTTCGTTTGCTACATCTACCGCTCCAGTTAGATTTGTCTAAGAACGGACTAGCACAAGTTAAAGACGCTCCTTTTCATTCGTACGCGGAGGAAGGCGTCTCTGCCTTCTTGCCCAATTCTTACATAAATTGGGCTAAGACGCGTCAAATGGAGGATCCTTCATTTTTCGACATTCCGGACAACGTCTCCCTTATAGGGCGGATCGAGTACGGTAAGCCCGCAACTTTGAAGACGAAGTACGTTAAGTCTTTGCTTTACGGATTGGTTCCAAGAAGTGTGAAGGAGCCACCAGAGTGGAAGGTGCGTTTCGTGGAAGGTGTGAAATACTCGCCCAGTCGAGTAGCTCATCTGGGTTTGTGGAGTCATCTGGGAAAAGATCCTTCTGGAAAGGAACTTTCTCTGGCTCTTCAAATCGTTAAGAGTAGATACACACGGATCCTTTCACGGTACAAACAAGTTCACCCCTTGACAGAGGCTACGTCGCTTAACGGACTCGAAGGAGTACGTTATATTGACAAAGTTAAACACATGACGGGAGCAGGGAAACCTGTTGGCAACAACAAGATGTGGTTGTTGTTGACAGGAACTCCTGAGAACTTGACTTACACTGCTACTGGAAGAGCGAGTGTTCGCTTTGTCGCTGAGTCTTTGATGGCCGGTGTTAATCCGGGCATTGTGGCTGACGTCACCTTCAAAGACGAGGTCAAGAAACCAGACAAAGACATTCGTACTTTCGCGTGTGTGCCTTTCGTCTACAACGAGCTCATGCGTAGACTTTTTCTGGTGGTGGCTAAGTACGTTCAAGAGAACTATCTTCTTACCGGAGTCACTATAGGTGTTGATCCCAACTCGTCAGCGTGGCGGAAGATCTACAACAAGCACCAAGACTTTCGTTATCACGTCTTTTGGGACTTCAAGTTTTACGACAAGTCTCATCACAAAAAGATGTTGTTAGCGGCCTCTGAAGTGTTGTTGCACATGGCTTCTGTCATTTTCCCCCCGGATAGCTTTGTTGAAGGCTATCCGGCTCTTCTTCTTTTCGCAAGGGGTTTGGCGGTTGCCTGTGACATTCCGTACGTCTACATTGACTCTGTTTTCCAGGTTGGAGGTTCGCTTCCATCTGGGACTTTTCACACGGCCTTTCTGAATACTATCATTCAAGAGATTATTTTGGAAATGGCCTGGATCTCTCACAGAGGCTACGATGTAGTCAAGCACGAGTTCGACACGTCTCAGTGTGACTCGTTTCAAGAGGAAGTCGTGCGTGACGGATTGGGTGACGACGGGATGCTTTCTACTGATGACCCGGAGTTTAACTTACCCTTTCTTTCGAAGTTTTGTTCCGAGCAGTTAGGAGTTGTGATGACGTCCCCTACGAAGGGCGCCGATCTACCAACGCAGTTCGAAGTTCCGGATTGGAATTTTCTGAAGAGAGGTTTCTACCCGGACGGGGATGTTGTTTGGGCCCCGATTGAAAGGGAGAGCATTCTCAAGAACATCAACTGGCAGAAACCGAGTAGAGATGAAGAGGAAGAAGAACTTCACTACCAGTTTACTGTTTCGGCGTTACGCGAGTGCGCCGCTGGGGGAGATCACAGACATCGTGATCTCTATAGACAGATAGTTCGCGCTTTCTCATCTGTCCCACAGCTAAACTCGCGGGCTGTGTTTCCTTCCTACGAGGAAGCACATGCAGCGGCTCGCCTGGATCTGCAAAAAGACAAGGACGGTACTTCCGCGTTGTGGCGGATGGCAGGTATCGATGCGAACAACTTTTTGAGATCATTTTGGCGACACAAGAGTAGGGAAAAATCCTAAGTGGTGCGCCTTTGGTTGCTTGATCTGTGCCTAAGGTTTAATTTATATGATTGCTAGTGTTACAAATGATAACGCCCCTCTTGTAGAGGATGAGACCACTACTGACGTAGCGGTTGACAAGTCGGTTGAAGTGACTAAGTTCATTTCTTCAGCACCTACCACAGAAGCTGCTATACCTTCTGTTCCGGTTAGTACGGTTGTTAATCCAGCACCTGTTGATGCTGATTTAGGATCCTTTCTAGCCCGCCCCGTTCTCATACACACCTTGGTGTGGACTGCAGAACAACCCACGCTTAGTGGACATATAGATCCATGGACTTTGTGGATGAATGTCACTAGCGTGCAGCGGAAGTTTGAGAATTTCCACTTTTTAAGGGGATCACTTCATCTCAAAATTCAAGTGAATGGAAACCCGTTTTTTATGGGTCGATTGATGATGTCCTATGAACCGTGTTTTGGCTCGAGTGTTGCGATTGGAAATCCTTACTTAGATAGACAATCGCATTCCTCGTTAGAACACGTCATCATAGATCCATCAATCAACAATGAAGGTCGTTTAGTATGTCCTTTTTTGACTCCGTTGGCTTGGATTGATCTTGATGATACAGATTCACAATGGATAGGTGTTCTTTGGTATGACCAGTTGGCCACACTTACCTATGCTAGTGGAACTCTGACAACTGATGTGGATGTCCAGATTTATGCATGGATGGAGGAGGCAGAACTGTGCTATCCCTCTGCGCAGACAATCGGTGCATACACACCACAGTCATCCAAGAAGAAGCCGAAAGGCAAATCTAATAGGACGGCTGGTGCTGCCAAGGATGAATATACTGCGGATCAGAATGTTGGCCCCGTTTCACGGGTTGCCAATACTATTTCAGAGTACGCAGGATATGCCTCTATGGTTCCCGTATTGGAGCCTTTTGCTATAGCAACTCAGATTGGAGCTAATGCTCTGTCTAAGATAGCTGGCATGTTTGGTTATTCTAGGCCACATTCTATTGAAGCTCCTTTGAGAACCATTCCTAATCCCATGGGTTTCATGCCTTCTACTGATATGGTAGATAATGCCATTCCGATGCATGTTGGTGTCAAGAGCGAGTTGACCATAGATCCTCGAGTCAATGGTGACCCCTTTGAACAGGACAATCTCGTCGTGGCTTCAATCGGAAGGAAGTGGGCTATGATAGGAAGTACAACATGGGATGCTACGATGGCCGTTGATACGCTCCTTTATGAGAGTTATGTGGCTCCTCAGATGGGGACTTATATATCGGGCACTCAACGTTTGTTTACTCCCATGGGCTTTTCTTCGGTGCCTTTTCGTTACTGGAGAGGTTCCATTGAGGTCCGTATTCAGATTGTCGCATCACGTTTCCATAGGGGCAGGTTGCGTTTTGCTTGGACTCCTGATGGTAATCCTGTTTCGGCGTCGGAGACTAACCTCAATTACGGGCGAATCATCGACATCGATCAGACTTCCCAGTTCGAGTTTAGAATCCCTTTCGGTAGAAACGTTGGGTACTGCATCAATACAGCATCAGCAGCCGCTTCAAACAGAGATGCAGTCAACGGTCAAGTGTACCTCGCGGTGCAAAATCCGTTGTCAAATCCCGAGGTTTCCAAAACGGTGGAGATCCTCATTTGGGTCCGCGCTGGTGAGGATATGCAGTATTGTGGCCCCACTAATGCCGCTTACAAGCATGCTTCCGTGCTTGCCTTGCAGTCTTCTAGCGAGCGCCCCACTGTAGCGGGAGACGTCGGACTTACTCGTGAAACTGTTTGTGAGGATCTTTGGGAATCTTCTGATCACCCTTTGTTGAATACCGTTTACGTTGGAGATCCGGTTCGTTCATTTCGTCCTCTTCTTAAGAGATACGAGCTATGGGGAAACTTTTGGGATTCTGCAACCTCACAAAATGGCACTACTGACATGAGCCCTCTTACGGGTATGACTCGTGTCCTTGGTTTGCCATTTTATCCACCTCCTTACGGTGCAGCTGAGTCAGGCTACGGGACTTACAACAAAACGGCTGCCACGTATGATTGGAACGGGTTGCCCAATGTTTTGATGACCTGGTTGTCCTACGTTTATGTAGGTATGAAAGGTTCAACTCGTTGGTCTGTTACCAATCCTTATACGAACTCTAACGCAGGGCTTAATCCTGTAATCGGTTCGAATTACGTGGCGAGGATTTATGGGGATAAGTCAGGCACTCCTGGACGTCCAGCTAATTTCCCTTGTCTTACACTTGGGTACCAGTTTGCGACTTCCTACGATACCTCGGCTTTATATGATCTTGAGTTTTCGTACAATGATGATCATATTGGCGGTGTGCAGTATTTTTCTCCGACATGTAGCGCGTTTAATACTGAGTGGCCTCCTTACAATGCCAATCGGTTTTTCCCAACTCTGTGGTCTGTCCGCCCTTCTTATCCTCAGCTGCCAGATGTACATCCTGACGGATGTCATATGGTGGTTTGGAAGGGCTCCAACGGCGATACTGCGTCTAACGCTATAAATTACGGACATGTTTCCGCAATCTCTGTAGCTGCGGGCGAGGATTTCCAGTATGTCGGTTGGAGAGGAGTTCCGGTGATGGACTACGTTTCCACCACCCTGGCTGATGATCTAGTTCTTAGTAATTTGGCCTTAATTTGATACTTCCCGGTATTCTAGATATAGACGCGAATGGCGATTCGTGCAACAATTTACGCATATAGGTAGCCTCCTATTCAAGCCAGGCAAGTTTAATTAACTCTGTCATATTCTTTCGGGAATACATGAGGATTGAAACAACCTAAATTTCCCTCTCATTTGAGAGGTTTACACGTGGTTTCTTC